TTTTTATTGGCTCCGGGAGAAGGAATCGAACCTTCAAGCCTATTAAGCACACGATAAACGGTCGTGCGTGTTTACCTATTTCACCACCCCGGATTGTTCTTTTTAGAGTTTGTCGAGTGCAGCAATCATACGAGTCATGCCAATACCACCACCAACTCTAGGGAAGAAGTCATACTTTAGAAACTCTTCCAATTCTTTTTCAACACGTCCTCTACCAAACAAATCAAACAGTAAGTTAGCATACTCACCATTTGCAATTGTATGGAATGTATCTCTCATCTGTTTAACATTTGTAGAACGTTCTGCTGAACCAATAGTTTCCATACCACCTAAGATTACATCAATCTTTTTGGATGTTACACCATCTTCGTATCTGGACATGTTCCAGAAAGGTGAAGTAAACTCAGGGAAGTCTTTAATCATTGTAGAACCGTATTCTTGATACATTTTCTTTTCGTGTTCGTCTTCTAGTTCACCATCTACATTATATTCTTTCTGCCACTCAGCATATGTCTTACCAGTGATATCACCAAATCCCATATACTCGCACAGTTCGTGTTCCATTGCTTCAAGGTCATTAATATCACCCGGCATTTCAAATTCAAACATTGGAAAGATTGTATCGTGTCTGCCCGGAATAGCATTAGGTTCTTGTCTATAGGAAGTTGAGACACAAAAAAAACCTTTCGAAGAAGGTTTAGTAAGTAATTCGTGTTCTAACCACATCTGACCTGTTTGTGGCAATGGCCATACACGGCCTTCGTATTTGTAGGTGGCAACGTTGAATGGGTCTTCACATGCTGCTAAAATGCTAAGTCTATTTTGTGTATGAACTTCTTCGAAACCTTTTTCCATAAAGAATGTTCTTAATTTGCTTACTGCATTTGTAAATTTCGTTGGATCAATTAACTGTGTCATTTGCTACTCTCTGTTAAAGTTAAGTTCAAAAAAAGGGGGACTGAAATAGCCCCCCTTGAAAAATATCTATTATGAAATAATCACCGTCGCTGCCAGATGGCCCAAAGAACCCATACTGCCAACAACCCGACAAGACCGGATGAACCAAGTCCATCAACTACACCTGTCACATTACTAATTACACTTACGCCTTCTGGCATGAATGGAACTGCGCCGAGACCAAGAAGTTCAGCTACGATTGTAAGGGCAAGGAGACTTACGCCAAGTTCAGCAAGTTTGCCGACCCAACCCTTTACGCTAGTAATAATATCCATAATATCCTCCGTTTGGTTTACATAACAAACTTATTTATACATTTGTTATTGACAACTCCTGTGGAATGATATATAATACTCTATATTATGATTTGAGTGATTAGGAGAGTCTTATCATTAAATTCCATTCTGTCCAGTATAAAAACTTTCTATCTACTGGAAATTCATTCACAAAAATTGACCTAGATAATGCCCCTACTACTTTGGTTGTAGGTGCCAATGGTGCTGGCAAGTCTACTATGCTAGATGCATTATCGTTTGGTTTATTCGGCAAACCCTACAGGAACATCAACAAACCACAACTGATCAATACTATTAATAGTAAGGATTGTGTGGTCGAGGTGGAGTTCTCAGTTGGCCCTAACAGGTTCAAAGTTATTCGGGGTATCAAACCTAACGTGTTTGAAATCTATAAAAATGGTGAGGTTATTAATGAATCTTCCCATTCTAAAGAGTTTCAGAAACTCCTTGAACAAAACATTCTAAAACTAAACCATAAGTCATTCCACCAGATTATTGTGCTTGGTTCATCATCTTTCATTCCGTTTATGCAACTGACTGCTGCTAATAGACGTGAAGTGATTGAGGACTTGCTGGACATTAATATCTTTTCTAAGATGAATATGGTTCTGAAGGATAACATTGCTAGTCTGAAGGATAAGATTCGTGATGCTGCTCATCAGGTAGATATTGTCAAGAACAAGATTGAAGTTCAACGCAAGTATATTAATGATATCAAAAGTTTGAATGAGGAAAAGTGGCGTGAGAAGCAAACCGAAATCAAGGCGCAGGAAGATTCAATTGAGCAAGTCAATGCTCAAAATGAAGAAATACAAAAAACTCTTGAGACTAAGTATGATCAGGTTGCGAAACAACTAGAGCAAGCTGGTAATGCATTTCAGGATGCTCGTATAGAAAAATCTAACCTTCAATCGGAGATGAAGAAACTTGTTAAAGAGGATAAGTTCTTTCAAGACAATGACGTTTGCCCGACTTGTACGCAAGAGATTGACGAAAATATTAAAAGTCAGAAGGTTAAAGGTATCGCAGCGAAAGCGAAGGAAATCCAGAAGACGTTTCAAGCGGTAGAAGATAAACTATCTAATGGTAAGTCTACTGTAGATGACCTACAAGACCAGAATAGAAAGTCTATGGAACTACAGGGTCTGCTGCGGGATAATAATACCAAGATTAATATGTCTCGTAGGTTGATTGCTAAACTAGAAGAAGAGATTTCTAATACTTCTGATAGCAAAGATAATGTCAAACAAGCTGCCCAAGACCTTGAAGACTTTATTGATGAGAAAGATGGTTTGATTACAGAAAAAGTTGAACTGTCTGAAGAGTATGACTATAGTAGTGTTATTGCTGATATGCTCAAAGACACTGGTATTAAGACTAAGATTATCAAACAGTATCTGCCTGTTATGAATAAGTTAGTAAACCAGTATCTACAGACACTAGACTTCTTTGTTCATTTTGAATTGAATGAAAGTTTCTCTGAGACTATTCGTTCACGGCACCGTGATAGTTTTTCCTATGACTCTTTCTCTGAAGGTGAGAAGCAACGCATTGACCTTGCACTGCTGTTTACATGGAGACAGATTGCTAAGATGAAAAACTCTGTAGCAACCAATCTGCTTATTCTGGATGAGACATTTGACTCCAGCCTAGATAACGATGGTGTAGAAAACTTGTTTAAGATTATTCATACCTTGGGTGCTGATACAAATGTATTTGTAATTTCACACAAAGGTGAGATTCTGGATGGTCGTTTTGAATCCAAGATGGAATTCTACAAGGATAAAAACTTTTCCAAAATGCGTTAAAAAAGTTCTTGACAACAGGGACAGAATAATATACTATACACTTCTAAGTTCGAAACAGTGAGACTTACAATATGAAATACAGTGAAGACCGAATTCTAACAGAACTAAATGAGTATATCCTCAAAACATATGAGGGGCATTACTCAAAGCAGAAGTTTCAGGCTACTGAGTTTATTATTGATGCTGGTCACGGGATGGGGTTCTGTCTCGGTAACGTAATGAAGTATGCACAACGTTATGGCAAGAAGAATGGTCGTAACCGTGCAGACTTAATGAAAATCGCACACTATGCTATTATGGCACTCCATGTACATGATCAAGATGAGGAAACATTTGATGTTGAATAATACTATGGAAGTTATTCGTAACTTCGGAACCATTAACCAAAACCTTGTAGTTCGACAAGGTAATGTTCTGCGCACTATTGCAGATGCTAAGAACGTTCTAGCACAGGCAACTCTTGATGAAGAGTTTCCACAGGACTTTGGCATTTATGATGTGAATGAGTTTATTGGTGCATATAATCTTGTAGAAGATGGCACAGTGCATTATCAAGACAAGCATATGGTTATTGCTAATGACCAATCTTCTATTAACTATTTCTATTCTGATATTGAAATGTTGACTAATCCACCTGAGAAAGACCTACAGGTTCCTAATCCAGAAGTAACATTCAATCTCACTCAAGATATTCTGAGTCAGGTGCGCAAAGCATCTTCTGCTCTTGGTCATAAGAGCGTGATCATTGGTCGCACTGAAAATGACTCAGTAACCCTATCAATCGTTGATCCTAAGAATACAACTTCCAATGAGTATACCATTGAAGTTGATGGTGTATGGCATGGCGATATCCATGCAAACGCACGTCTAAGTATCAACATTGACAATCTGAAACTTCTTCCCGGTGATTATGCTGTAGAAGTTTCGTCCAAACTTATCAGTAAGTTTACTAACGTTAGTCGGCAGCTCCAATATTGGGTTGCTCTAGAAAAAAACTAAAGGAATATATTTCTAATGAATGACTCTCAATTTTATGATTTGAACCTTAAAGTCGCCCGTTCGTCTATTGCTATCATTGATGCGATTGTGCAACGTGGAGCATTCAAAGGTGAAGAACTGTCTACAGTAGGTGGTCTGCGTGACCAGTGTGTGCAGCTGATTCAAGCAACTGAAGAACGTGAGCAAGAAGCCGCAGAAAACGAAGAAGAAGAGGAATAGTATAATGGGTCGTTATAATGATGAAGATGATGGCAACTACACCGAATACACTTTAACAATGCGTCGGTATCAAAACCATGATACTGTTAATGATGTATCATCTACTTTCCGGTCTGATGATGAAGACTTGGAAGAAATTCTTGAACATACCTCTTATTTCCTACAAGGTTGCTCCTTTACATATGTTAAAGGTCTAATTGCTGACAAAGAAAGCAGTTAATATTAAAATGGGGGCTTGACCCCCATTTCTTTTTTCTATATAATGACTTCCTAACTCTAGTAAGGAATATTGATGAGTGATTTTCTTTGGGTTGAAAAATACCGACCACAAAAGATTGATGATTGCATTCTCCCCTCAACATTAAAAGAAACCTTTCAGCAGATTGTAGAGACTGGTGAAATCCCTAATATGCTATTCACAGGCACTGCTGGTCTTGGTAAGACTACAGTAGCAAAGGCACTGTGTAATGAATTGGACCTTGACTGGATTCTTATCAACGGGTCTGAAGAAGGTAACATTGAAACTCTGCGTAATAAGATTAAACAGTTTGCCTCTACTGTATCCTTACAGGGTGGATACAAGGTTGTTATTCTAGATGAGGCAGATTATCTTAATGCACAATCCTTCCAGCCTGCCCTGCGTGGTTTCATTGAAGAGTTTGCAAACAACTGCCGATTCATTCTGACCTGTAACTTTAAGAACCGTATTATTGAACCACTACATTCCCGTTGTGGTGTCTATGAGTTTAACACCAGCAAGAAGTCTATGGCAGAACTGTCTATGCAGTTCATGAAACGTCTAGGATGGATTCTAGATCAGGAGACTATCACCTATGAGAAAAAGGTTTTGGCAGAACTTATCATCCGCTTTGCACCTGATTGGCGACGGGTTATTAATGAGTGTCAACGTTATTCTCTTAGTGGCACTATTGATAGTGGGATTCTTTCTCTTCTTTCTAACAATGCCGTTAATGATGTTATTGGATATCTTAAAGCTAAAGACTTCAAAAAAATGAGGTCATGGGTAAGCAATAATATAGATACTGATACTTCTGGTATCTTCAGAAGCATTTATGACTCTATGACAGAAACTATGCAACCCAATAGCATTCCCCGTGCTGTGCTTATTCTAGCAGACTATCAGTATAAGAATGCATTCGTAGCAGACCATGAACTAAATGTGGTCGCTTGTTTAACAGAACTTATGGCAGAGGTAGAATGGAAATGAAGCACACACTAACCCTATACACACAACCTAACTGCATGTATTGCGAAATGATGAAGTCTAAACTTGATCGTTGGGGATACAAATACGAAATTGTAAATATCAAGGCAGATGAGCAAGCAAAGGCGTTTATCGTCTTGGATAAAGGGCATAAAACTGTGCCACAACTCTACTATGGTAATTCTAATGTAAATTCAGGTGTAGATACAGAAGAATTTACTCAAAGTATTCTTGAACAATACATTGGTCATTTGGATGAGGTAAAATGAAAGTAGGTTTCACCTGTAGCACTTTTGATTTGCTTCATGCTGGTCATGTTATGATGTTGCGTGAGGCAAAGACTGTTTGTGATTATTTGATTGTAGGTCTACAGACTGACCCATCCATTGACCGTCCAGAAAAGAACAAACCTGTTCAGACTCTGCTGGAACGATATATTCAACTTAATGCTATTTCATATGTTGATGAGATTGTTCCTTACCAGACTGAACAGGACTTAGAAGATATTTTAAATATGTTTCCTATTAACATTCGTGTTCTGGGAGAAGAGTATAAAAATGGTAAGTTCACAGGACGTGCAGCTTGCGCAAAACGTGGAATTGAGTTATACTACAATAAACGTGAACACCGTTTTTCATCTTCTGATTTGAGAGAAAGAGTTTCCAATGAATCCATTCGAGTTCGTCAAGGCGATTAATACTAAAAAAGATATCATGCGTGATGATCTAGATGAGAAAGCATACAACTCATATATGATTAATCATTCCTTTTCCTACTTCCCTGATACTGTTCTACTTGCTAACGAGATGAACGTCTACCATAATATTGACACAAAACTCCAAAATGACTTTTTGCTAAATACTATTAGAAAAAATCCAAAACGGTTCTCCAAATGGAATAAAACTATTGAGGATGGAAGTCTTGAAGCGGTGAAAGAATATTATGGATATAGCAATAGTAAGGCTCGTTCTGCTCTTTCACTACTTTCTACTGAAGAAATAAACATTATTAAAAAGAAGGTAGATCATGGTGGAAGAAAAAAGAGAAGTAAATCTAGTTGATTGGCAGCCTAGTGATATGCTGGAAATCACACTTAATGAACCAGATGATTTTTTAAAAGTAAAAGAAACATTGACTCGTATTGGTATTGCATCCCGTAAGGATAAGAAGTTATACCAGTCCTGTCATATCCTCCATAAACAAGGTAGATACTTTATTACACACTTCAAGGAGTTGTTCCTGCTTGATGGTAATAAGTCTACACTTGAAGATACAGATATCCAGAGACGTAATACTATTACTACTCTGCTTTCTGATTGGGGGTTGCTTACCATTGTCAACGGTGAAAAAGCAAAAGATGTTGCACCTTTGAGACAAATCAAAGTCCTACCATTCAAAGAAAAGAATGATTGGGAACTGTGTCCAAAGTACAATATCGGCAAATAACCTTTTCATTTTTTGCTTGACATTTGGTCCTACCTCTGATATAAATAATTCTGGATGCGAATAATCGGTCCACTTTCTCGCTAAACTTTAATAGGAGATTTCAGATGACAAACAATCAGAAATACGCTCGCTTTCCCCGTTCTGCCTTTGTAGGTTTTGATCACATTTTCAAAGAACTTGAAGACATGACTAAACATGCTTCAGATCATTATCCTCCGCATAACATCATTAAAGATGAAGATATGAAGTATCGTATCGAAGTTGCAACAGCAGGGTTTAAGGAAGAAGAGTTAAAGATTGAACTTAAAGATGGTATTCTTGAAGTAAATGGTGACCATACCCCAAGAGGTTTGGAATTCATTCACAAAGGCATTTCCACCCGTAAGTTCCATCGTTCTTTTAGACTATCTGAATATACACAAGTTACAGGAGCTTCTCTGGAGAACGGCATTCTAGCAATTCATTTAGAAGTCGTACTGCCCGATGAGAAGAAGCCTCGCAAAATTGCAATCAATAATCGCAGCGAGGTAACAACAAATGCTGAACTTCTTACGGAAAATGGGTAAAGCCCTATACGAATCCCGACTTGACGCTGCCTGTCACGGTGTGGCAGGTTATATTAAGACTGAATATCGCACACACTATAATCAGTCTGAAATTGCTTACATGGTTAGAAGGGATGGTTTTGATGCAACTGTTTTTAAAATCACTCACTAAATCATTTAGTAATGCAATCAAGAGAGCTAGAATGTCAGATGAAGAAAGATATCTTTCTGACTCAACTGACCTTGTAGACCTTGAAGGTCGTCAAAAGCGGATCATGTATGGTCAAGCCCCACATCAAATCAATGGTCGTCATTGGTTAGATGCACGTCAATATCAGTAATGTTAAAAAAGGGTGGTGTTTTGCCACCCTTTTTTCTTGACACAAAGTAAAATCTCCTATATAATGATCCTTCATACTTAAAGAGGGCAGTGATGCAATTTTACACATCAGTCAATCGTCTAGGCAACTCCATTCTTGTGCGGGGTTATAAAGACGGTGTAAAGACTCAAGAACGCATTAAGTTCAAACCAACATACTATGTTCCTACTAAAGAACCTACCGAATGGAAGTCCCTGCGTGGAAACCCTGTCGCACCAGTCACCTTTGCCGATGCCAAAGAAGCCCGTGAGTTTAATAAACAATATAAGGGCATGGATAATTTTGAGGTGGTGGGCAATACAAATCATGTTGCTCAGTACGTTTACGATGTATATCCTGACAAGATTAGATTTGACCGTGAAACTATCAACACGACCACAATTGATATTGAAGTGGCGTCTGATGACGGATTCCCTAAACCAGAGTTTGCTGAGTATCCTGTCATTACAATCTCTTGCAAAAATAACATTGATGACCTTTATCATGTATGGGGCATGGGTGAGTATACGCCTGACCGCAACAATGTTGTCTACTATGAGTGTGCAGATGAAGCAGAACTACTTCTTTCTTTTCTTGCTCACTGGCATAACCCTTCTAACTGTCCCGATGTAGTTACAGGTTGGAACACTACCTTCTTTGATATTCCCTACCTGATTAATCGTGTTACTAAAGTTCTGGGCGATGATAAAGCAAAGATGATGTCTCCTTGGAAACATATCCGAGAACGCATTGTAAGAGACCAGCACCAGAACGAAAACCAAACCTATGAAATCACAGGCATTCAACAACTAGACTATCAAGACCTGTTTAAGAAGTTTGCCTATACCTATGGCAAGCAAGAGTCCTATAAACTTGACCACATTGCCTATGTTGTTCTAGGAGAAAACAAACTCTCTTATGATGAGTATGGTTCTCTGCACGGTCTCTACAAGTCTGACTTCAAGAAGTTTGTAGACTACAACATTAAAGATGTAGAACTAGTTGCACGACTAGAAGACAAACTTGGTTTGATTACATTGGCAATGACCATGGCTTACAAAGCAGGGTCTAACTTTGTTGATACACTTGGCACTACAGGTATCTGGGAGACAATCATCTACCGTCACCTTATGTCTAATAAGATTGTGCCGCATCTCAAACGAGACAAAGAAAAGAGCAAGTATCCCGGTGCCTATGTCAAGGAACCTGTTCCCGGCATGTATGAGTGGGTAACTTCCTTTGACCTTGCATCCCTGTATCCTAACATTATTGTGCAATGGAATATGTCACCAGAAACTATTATGGATGGAGTATTCAAGTCTGGTGTTACTGTAGAGTCTGTGCTTGCTGGTGTTGATGTAGACTGTGATGCTAACCAGACTATTGCTGCTAATGGTATTGCTTTTCGCACAGATGAAGTCGGGCAAATCCCCAAGATTATTAAAGACTATTACACAGAACGTAAGGTTATCAAAAAGAAACAACTTGAAGCAGAAAAGTTTGTAGAAGAAAACGGCAAGACCTACCAGCTTACCAAAGATATTGGTCAGTTGGAGAATGAGCAGATGTCTATTAAGATTCTGCTTAACTCTCTCTATGGTGCTATGGGCAACCAATGGTTCAACTACTTTGACCAACGCATTGCAGAGGCAATCACCTATAGTGGCAAGTTGACTATCCTATGGGCAGAACGTGCAATGAATGCTGCTATGTGTAAACTGGTAGAGAAAGATGATGACTATGTGATTGCTATTGATACAGACTCACTCTATGTTAATATGAAACCATTAGTTGATAAGTTTGCCCCTAAGAGCCCTGTAGACTTCCTAGACAAGACTGGTGCTGAATACTTTGAGAAGATGCTTAATGTCGAATACCAAAATATGTTTGAGAAACTAAACTGTATCGAAAACCGTATGGATATGGAACGTGAAGTTATTGCTGACCGTGGTGTCTGGACTGCTAAAAAACGTTACATCCTAAATGTTCTGGACAAAGAAGGTGTGCGGTATGCTGAACCTAAACTAAAGATCATGGGCATTGAAGCAATCAAATCTTCTACTCCACAGGTGGTCCGTGACAAGTTCAAGCAATCCTTTAAGATCATCATGGAAGGGGACGAGGAACGCACACAGAGGTTCATACAGCAGTTTAAAGATGAATTTGGTAGTCTACCACCCGAAGATATTTCTTTCCCCCGTGGTGTCTCTAATATAACCAAATGGATAGATAAGAATACTGTTTACAAGAAAGGCACTCCTATTCATGTGCGTGGTGCAATCCTCTTCAACAATCGTGTAAAAGATTTAAAGCTTGACAAACAGTATGAAATGATTAAGAATGGTGAGAAGATTAAGTTCACCTACTTGAAGCAACCTAACCCTATCAAAGAAAATATTATATCCTATCCGGTCATGCTTCCTAAAGAGATGAACCTGCATGATTATATTGACTATAACAAACAGTTTGAAAAGACTTTCCTAGAACCTCTGCGTGTCATCCTTGATGCTGTAGGCTGGGAGACTGAGAAGACTGTAACACTAGAGGACTTTTTTGCATAATGGGTAAACGTAGTAATTTTGAAAGAGTGCCTAGAGATTTCTATCCAACTCCCCGTGCTGCTGTATCACCACTAGTAGAACATTTACCAGATCATTTTACATTCACAGAACCTTGTGCTGGTGATGGTAGATTGATTGATCACCTAAAAGAAGTAGGTGGGTTCTGTGCAGATGCATATGACATAGAACCAAGACGGGAAGATGTTCGAAAAAAAGATTACACTGAAGTTGTTCCTAGAGGTGATTTAGTTATTACCAATCCACCTTGGGATAGAAAGATACTTCATCCAATGATTACACATTTTGTTTTAGAAAGAGAAAAACCTACATGGTTACTTTTTGATGCAGATTGGGTGCATACTAAACAAAGTGCCGAGTTTACACCATATCTTAAAAAGATTGTAAGTATCGGTAGAGTTAAGTGGATTGAGGGTAGCAGCTCTGTTGGAAAAGACAACTGCTGTTGGTATTTGTTTGACAAATCCGAAAATAATGGTATAATGTTCTTTGGACGTTAAGGAATACACACAATATGATTTTATCAGCAGTTGATACTACATTTATCTTTGATAAACTAACAGACTTTTATTCTAACTTCACACGCATTGATGACTACATGCGTGCGAAGAAGACTGAGCGCATTCGTAGTGTCAATGCCTTTCCGGGTATGTTAGAAGCAGAACTATTTCAAAACTTTGATATGTCTCCTGAAGATATGGAGATTGGTATTCAACCTGTGACTGCTTCTCGTTTTCATTCCCTATTGGACATTACTGCATCTTTCAATGATGAGACTGCACCGGGTAGAAAGGTAGAACTGCTTGTCAAAGAAAAGAAGACCAATACTATTCTAGGGTTTATCAAACTCAACTCTCCCTTGATTAATTGTAAACCCCGTAATGACTGGCTGGGTGCTGCGCCTGATCTAACACAGTTTAATAAGCATGCGATTATGGGATACATCATTGTTCCTGTTCAACCTTTTGGTTTCAACTGCCTTGGTGGTAAACTGCTAAGTCTTATTTGCTGTTCTCATGAAGTTAGAGAAATTGTCAGTAAGAAGTATGATATGAACCTCTGTTTGTTTGAGACTACATCACTCTATGGTAATATCAAAGGAACCAGTCAGTATGATGGACTGAAACCTTACCTGCGTCATGGTGGTGATACTCAATCTGACTTTCAAATGATTTTGCCTGATGATTTCTACAACTGGATTTTTGACTGGTCTGTAGAAAAGAATGGTGGTGAACGTCTTATTGAACGTGCTGGTGCGAATGCGTCTGGTTACAAACTGAAGTATCAGGCAAAGATATTCGGTGCTGTGCGGCAGTCTATCAAAGAGCATATGCCAGAACGTCTAGAAGAATATAATGCACTGATGAAGAAATCTAAGCAACTTAATACACAGAAACGTTACTATCGTTCTGATTATGGTTTTGCTAATGCTAAAGAAGTATTGTTAGGTAAAGAAGAAAAACTCTTGCCAAACCCACAGAACTATGATAAGTTCTATCTTGAGAACCTTGTGAAGTGGTGGAAGAATAAGGCAACTAAACGATACACTAAATTACAAGAAGAGAATAGACTTCGCAATACACTTGAAGTCTGGACAGAAGACACTATTAATACTATTGATATTATTCGTTAGGAGATTTACAGAATGATGCCCGTGACTAACTTTGAAAAAGTAATTCAGTTTATGAACACCTATAACCAAGAGGTAAAACGCAAAGCAGAATTCCCTGATGCCACGACTACACACTTGCGAGTAGATTTGATTGAAGAGGAACTGGACGAACTGAAAGAAGCAATTGCCAATGATGACTTGGTAGAAGTTGCTGATGCTCTTGCTGACCTTCTTTATGTTGTCTATGGGGCAGGTGGTGCATTTGGTATCAACCTTGATGCATGTTTTCATGAAGTCCACTCTAGTAATATGTCTAAGCTGGGTGAGGATGGTAAACCTATCTATCGTGAAGATGGTAAGGTAATGAAAGGTCCAAACTTTCGGGAACCTGCTTTGAGGGATATTTTGACATGAAGATTATTGCAGGACCATGCCAGCTAGAAGAAAACTCTTTTGAAGTTGCCAAGTATTGCCAACGCATTGCAGAAGAGCATGGCATGGAATATTACTTTAAAGCAAGTTTTGATAAAGCAAACAGAACCTCTCTAAATAGTCAGAGAGGTATTGGTGTTGAACGTGCTATGCCTATCTTTGATGATATTAGACGTAAACTGCGTTGTAAGATTGTAACTGATGTTCATACTACTGGACAGGTAGCAATCATGAAAGAAGTTGTTGATGTTCTACAAATCCCTGCGTTCCTTTGTCGTCAGACAGACTTACTGTTAGCAGCAAAGAATACAGGTAAGACTGTAAATGTCAAGAAAGGTCAGTTCCTTGCACCTTGGGACGTAGGTGGAATTATTAGTAAGGTAGGAGATAAGAATGTCTGGATTACTGAAAGGGGTTCTTCTTTTGGCTATAATACCCTTGTCAATGACTTTACTGGTCTTCAGTATATGCATGAGAATTATAATACTCCCATTATTTTTGATGCCACTCATTCTGTCCAGAAACCCGGTGGCCTTGGTGGTGTTTCTGGTGGCAATCGGGATTATGTACCCGCTCTTGTTCGTGCCGCTGTTGCTACCGGGCATGTAGACGGTATCTTTATGGAAGTGCATCCTGATCCAGACAATGCACCTTCAGATGGACCTAACAGTCTTACCTATGCAATGTATGAAAAAGTGATTAAGCAAATCCAAGTCATTCATGACATGGGTGTTATTATGGGAGTTAGATAATGAAACTAAAACCAATTATTATTATTCCAGCACGATATAACTCTAGTCGTTTCCCCGGCAAAATGCTAGAGAAACTTGGCGACAAGACTGTGCTTGAACAGACTATTGAAACAGGTAAACGCACTGGTCTGCCTGTCTATGTTGCTACAGACAACCGTGAGATTGCTAATCTGTGTATTAGGATTGGTCAAGAATATGTTATGACTGACCCTGACCACAAGAACGGCACAGAACGTGTAGCAGAGGCAATGGTTAAACTGATTGACAAGCATGGTGAAGAGTTTACACAAGACTTTGATTATGTAATTAATCTACAAGGTGACTCACCACTCATTCCTGATTATGTTTTTAATCTAATGATGGAAGAGTATGAGCAACTAGCAGCACATGACAAAGACTTTGATGTTATCACACCTACCTTCCGTATGCCTATGGAGACTGCTGAGAGGTTCCTAGACTGCCGTGCTGAAGGTAAAGCTGGTGGCACTACTGTTGTTATGGATAAGACAGGACGTGCTGTCTACTTCTCTAAGGAGATGATTCCCTATGGTGCTGACCTAACTAATGTTCGGTCATCATCTGAAAAGATTCCAATGTATTACCATATTGGGATGTATGCCTATAAACCATCTGCACTCTTTGAGTATTCACAGATGGAAGAATCTGCACTGGAACGGACTGAAGGTCTGGAGCAGCTGCGGTTTGTAGAGAACGGTTATCATGTTCATTGCATGAAACTGCAACCTCT